TCGCATCGTCACGAGGTAATCGGGGATGCCTTGGCGGCACATCGCGGAATTCTCACGCACGGACTTGTGAAGCAATCCAAGCGCCTTGGTGCGTTGCATGGCGGTCACAGGATCCTTCCAGATGCACACCTCCGAATGGTAAATGAATCCCTCCGATTGAAATGCACGGATGAGTTCTCCGCGAAAGTCGCGCAACCCGATGTAGCCGTCGCGCTGCTTTGATGTCGGCATGAGCATACAGTGAAAGCTGACGTCGCGGCCCGGCTTCATCACGCGAATGAGCTGCTTAACGAGGAAGCTGAAGTGGTGAAAGAACTCGTCGTGAGTCTTGCAATTGCCCATGTCTCTCGGGCTGTTGCTGTAGGTGTACAGCGACGCGAACGGAGGCGAGAAGATGGAATAGCCGATGGAGTGATCGGGGATTCCTTGCAGTACTTCCACGCAATCGCCGTGATAGGCGGCGTATCGGTCGGTGACGACTTGGTTGATGCAGTTCATAGAAACGAAGGGACTTTGATTTGTTTGGTTGAGTTATACGGGTTTGATTGACGATTGCTTCCAATGACGGAAGCGCGAACGGATTCAGCAGTCTCGGCAGACAATGCTTCAGACATGGCGACGGCGTCTCGCTCTTTGCGCTTCAGGTTCGACACAATAGATCCTTCCGCCGCGCTTGAAAAGATGTGGACGTGAACATCTCGCTTTTGACCGAAACGCCACGAACGGCGAACGGCTTGGTAGTACGCCTCCCATGAGTCGGTGACGCCAACGAAGGCTTGCCGAGCACAATGCTGCCAATTGAGGCCCCAGCCGCAGATGGAAGGCTTGCTGACGAGTCGAGTGATCCGACCGTTGGCGAAGTCTCCGAGTCTTGACTCCTTGGTTTCAGTGGAGTCCGATCCAGTGATTTCAACGGCTCCCGAAATAGCCTCAACAAGTTTGCGGGATTCGTCGTTCAGATCGCACCAAATCACCCAAGGCTCGTTTGGTTGCGCGTTGACGATCTCGGCGCACGCGTTCACGCGGTCATCGATGGATGCCCTGCGGGCTGATCGTCGCTCACTGAGCGTTTGCGCTTCCATCGCGAAAAGCATTCCTTCGGCTGGGTTGTTGCACTCAACGGAATGCTCGTGGAAGTGAAGCGGTGGCAGTTCGTAAAACGACCCATCAAAACCCAAGTCTGCGGGATTCCGAATTAGCGCGCCCCACGCCACGACCCACTTCCAAAATGCATGCCTTGCGTGTCCTTTCAAACGCCAGACGCTTGTTTCTCCGCCGTCATGGACGAAAAATTCCGAAAGCATTTCGACGCGAGAACAGATCCCGAGGAACTCGGCATGGGTTCCGAATTCAGTCCAGTCATTCGGCGCTGGTGTCGCAGTTGCGGCGAGCCTGTACGGAGTCCGCTTAAATGCGTCAGTGAGAAGCGAGAAAGTCTTCGCGTCGTGATGTTTGATGATCGATGATTCATCCAGGACAACCCCACCAAAACGCTCTGGATCAAATCGATGCAGCTTGTCATAGTTCGTGACGTTCACGCCGTGGTCAACGTCGGAATCGTCGGCGCACACGTTTACGTCAACGCATAACGCTGCACCCTCGCTCGATGTTTGTTTCGCGACTGCCAATGGGGCAAGAATCAACACGGGTTTTCCAGTGCGTTCCGCGATGGCGTCCGCCCATGCGATTTCCATCCGTGTTTTCCCAAGTCCAGTGTCAGCAAAGATCGCGCATCGACCTCGGCGCAAAGCCCACTCCACAAGCGCGACTTGATGCGGGAATAGTGAAGTTGGAAGTGGTGGGATTGATTCCAGCCCGGACGGCGGAATGCACAGTAGTTTTTTAGATATGTATTCGGTGTAGTTCATTGGTTCACTTTTTAGCTTCGTTCCACTCATTCGCCAACCGCTCGCTGACGCTTCCGTTTTCGATGATCGCGTCGCCGACTTTGACGAGGGATTCGATGCGTGATTCGGCAGCTATCAGTTTTGATAAATAACCAGCGGCGTCCGTCGCGTGCATGTCGGCTTGTTTTGACCATCCTTCCGCATCCATCTTGGCGGATTGGAGTTCTTTCCAGATGGGTTCTCGCGCTTTGCAAGCTCCAGTCCTGTGATACGGCTCGATTGTTCCGCAGTCAAAGCAAAGCGGGTATTGGACATCGATTTGCTCCGAACCGCAGTGTGGGCAGGTGTTCACTTGTTCGCCTCCTTCCACGCTTTAAGCGCGGCGCGGCTTCGGCTGTGATCGGTGCAGTCGGGGCAGGTGGGCCACAGATAGCAACTGCAATTGGGGTCCGGCGTCTTGTCGTCGAGTTCCTCAAATAGCAGATCCCCGGCATCATTGATGCGCTGAAGTGTGGCTTGTAGCCTCTGAATCTCCACGCCTTGGTCCGCGACTTTGATTGAGATCTTTCGGGCGTATTCGTTAGCCTCGTCAAGTTGTCGCCTCAACTCTCTCACTTCCGTTATGTGCACCACTTCGTGGTTTCCAATTTTGATTATTTGCTCGCTCATTTTGATTCCACTTCGGTTTCGTTAAACATTGCCTCGCATCTCTTCCATTCAGCAAGCTCGCACTCCATGTTTCGGATCTCTTCTCGCAACCTCATCATGTATTGAAGATCGTCAATCCTCTCCTCAATTGAGTGCTGAAGCCATTGGTCAGGCGTGAGGTCTTTTCGGTCGACCGTGACGCCGTACTTTTGCAGGCCCACGGCGGCCCGTTCACGGATCATCGCGCAGATGGTTTCGCTGGTTGTCATCGAAACAACATTTCCCTTTGCGTGATTGCGTCCAGGACTTCAAAGACGCACCGCGAGTTGATTTTGTCGGCAGTGTATCGCAGGACGCACCACCCCAGCTTGGCGGCCTCGTTGTACTTCTCACAGTCCTTGGAATAACCCGAGCCTCGCGTGTGGCGTCCTCCGGTCCAAGTTCCGCCCTCAATCTCGATTGCGGTTTTGGTTGCGACGTGTGCGAAGTCGAAGCGCCACTTGCGGTCTGGGTGGAATTTGTGCTCTCGGACAAGCGGCACAACTGAAGTGCCCTCCCGTGCAATCCAGAGCATCTTGAACTTACTCTCGTGCTGCTCCCGCTTCGCCTTGGCTTTGAGCCGCTGAAGCTCTGTTTTCTTGGGCTTTGTAGCCTTCTGAACCATTGGGCTTGTAATGGTCATTGGAACCCTTCCACGCGGCACACGAACGCCGTGATGTATTTTCGGTTTTCTTCGCGAATCCCGCGCTTTTGAGTCCTGTCAATCTTGCGGCCTTGCGCTTCCTCAATCTTGTCGCATCGGACGCAAACCCATCCATTCTTGAACCTGTAGCCTTTTCCGCCGCACAGGCACGCCGTGGGTCGCTTGTGTCGTTTTGGAACGTATGGGTAACTGTATTTTTTCTTGGGCTTGTCACTCATAGCACATCCTCCATTTCCTGTTTGCGCTTCCACGCTGGCAGCTGGATCACGCGAGGCTCATCTCCGTATCCAGGCCATGTGTTCGTTTTGTTGCACTCCGCCAGTTTTTGCAGGAGCGCGTTGTTTGTCCGTCGGCCAAGTTCAATGTCCTCGGGATCGAGAATGTAAATTCCAACCCCAGGAAAACCCTTCTTCTCAACTGCGATGAATATGAAGTTCGGAGTCTCAAACAGGTCGCCATAGTGAGCGGCCTGCAAATGGTAATTCAGCTCCGCCATCTTGCGCGCAAACTCAACCGCACTGGCCCCGCCTTCAGGCACGGTCTTCAGATCAACAACCCACGTCACGCCGTCGTCATCAGTGGCCACCAAGTCAGATCTCCCCTTCAGCATCAGGCCGGTCCGCTTGTGACGCTTGAAACATGCAACCTCTTGTTTCCCCCGCTTGCAAAGCTCCATGAGAAGCTCGCACTTTTGGAGAGCGTTGACGCATCTCAAAACGTCTTCCTCTTCATCTGGAGTCAACACTGGAAGAGTCTGCGCGTTTCGCCATTCCTGACTGGCTTTCGTGCGCCAGTCTTTGAACTCTGGCGGGCGAACAATGTAGCAGAATTTTTCAGGCTCCCCAATTGCTCGGTGAACGAGTGTTCCGATGATCAGATGAGCCTGACGCTTGTCCTCGTCTGGACTTTCGAGCTCGTGCTTGTAGTGCGCCGGGCTTTTGAGCATGTGCTTCAGCGCGGAAATATTGACGCATGGCGCTTTGCGATAATCATCCTCCGACATGTCGAAATGGATTCCCTCTTCGATTGTGTTCATACCTTGTGATTTCCTTCCGGCAAACCGTCGTTGCTTGGTCCGATTGACGACTGGATCTTCTGTTTTCGGAGCGCGAAGAGTCCAGCCAATTCCGGCTCGTTTTCCATGAGCATGCGGGCGTAGAATGCCGTGTGATTGTTGTTCAGTTTGAACTCATCCCCATGCGTCCACATGGAAATTTCCCATCGCGCTCGCTCAAACAGCGCCTTCATTCCGATCCGTTTCCCACCGTTGTTTTTCCACTGTTTAGCCAGCCGAACGATTGCTAAATACACCTCAGGATTCGCCTGATGGAACTCCCAAAACGAGGCTTCAAGTTTGGATTGTGGAGTCATGGCTTTGCATCCTTGTCCCCCACCCAATCCCGCTCTTTCAGCATCGCGTCGGCAAATCCGTAGGCGTGTTGAGCAGCCATGTGGCGGGTTGGAAGTGTCGGACTTTGTTTATCCAAAATCTCCAAAAGATCATGGTTTGACAAAATACCATGAAGCGCATGCCCAGCAAACCAGTCGCGAAGTGACATCCCTCCTTGGCCTTTCATGCGCTCCAACACTTCAGGATTGGACGTCCATCCGTGCTGCGGAAACGCTGGCCCGCCGTAGTTTGGAGTGCTCATGCCTTTTTCCCTCCATGCATATACCCACGTTGCGCGTTCGCCTTGATCTCTTCCAAGATCGCTTCAGCAAGCGGAAGCTCAAAAAACTCGGCCATGTCCATGATGCGGACGATTGTCCCAGCCAACTCCCGCACCATGGTGTCCTTCGTCTTCGCGTCGGCCCATGATTGCTGTCGGTGTTTTCGCGCTGCTTCAACGGCCTCTGAAAGCTCGGTGTGACAAAGCCCAATCAGTTCAATCGCGAGATTCGGAGAGTTATCGATTCCATTTTCACGCAGGACGGCGGCGGCCTGCCAGCGTTGATTCCACCACCCATTCTCGCGGTTGATTTGATGCGAGTCGAGTTGGACTTGGCGGAATTGCTTGATGAATTCCTCATCTGGATTGATGCCGGTGTTCATCCGCGCACCTTCACTCCCTTTTCTTCCCAGATTCGGAGTCCGGGGATGGTTTTGTGGCCAGCCTTGATTGCGGCGTTGATCGCACTCGTGGACGGAGACATGACGACAAGCGTGGGATTGGCCTTGTACACTTCAGCGATGTTTAAAACCTCGAACTTCCACACGGAAGACACGGAAACGCCTTCCTGCTTTTCAATTCGCGCAACGGGTGCCACTGCGGCGGATTGCCTTGCCCGCTCCAACGCTTCGGCGCGTTGCTTAGCTTCCAATGCTGCTGCTGCGGATTTCGCTTCGTCTGCGGCCTTTTTCGCGGCGGCATCTGCGGCTTGCGCTGCGGCTTCAGCTTCCTCGATGGACGCGGCCTTGCGTGCTGCTTCCATTGCAACGCGGCGGGCTTCAGCTTCAGCGGCCAAGCGTTCACGCTCAATACGCGCCGCTTCGGCGGCGGCCCGGCGCTCAGCCTCGATTCGCTCGCGTTCGATGCGTGCTAGTTCCTCCTGACGCTTGCGTTCTGCGGCCCGTTGGATTTCCTCTTGGCGTGCGTGGTAGGATCCAAGAAGCCCCTTGATTCGAGTGGACTGCTTTTCGAGGTCGACGGAGTAGGTCTTCGCGACGTCGTCGATTTGCCGGGCCAGATCCAGCACCGGGGATTTAATCTTCACCCGCGTTTGCTCGCAGTCCTTCACGAGTTTTGCGACGTCGCGGAGGACATTTGACGCAACCTCGACGTCGAGACTGCTATCCACGGTTTGCACGTCTTGGCAGGCTTCGATAGCCAGCATTTTGACGTGGAGTGCATCAGGAGACAGTTGGACCAACGGCTTGTCTAGGCCGGTTATTGTTAGTGTGTTCATATCGCTCTTTGGTGCCGGTCTCTCCCGGCTGTCACCTCGGCCTGAGGTTTGGCCCGCTGTTGTAGCGGGGTATTTATTCGCCGTCGCCGTAGCCGTAGCCGTCGCCGGAGCCGGAGCCGTCGCCGTAGCCGTAGCCGTCGCCGGAGCCGGAGCCGTCGCCGGAGCCGTAGCCGTCGCCGGAGCCAATATTACTCGATGAATTTGACATAACTCGCCTCGGCTTCCGGTGTGGTTGGGATCATTTCAATGCACT